CAGAAGACGGCATACGAGATACATCGGTGACTGGAGTTCAGACGTGTGCTCTTCCGATCTTGGCGGAACCTGGAAGTCCGGCGGAAACTATGCAAGGTAAAACAGGGATGATTGCGAAATCCGCGCAAACAGTGGTGCCTAAGGGTCAAGTAGGCCTGCCACAGGCTGGTAACATCGCCAGTAAAATTAAAAATGTTCTCGGAGCTTTCTATAGGCAATAATGTTACACACCCAAGACAAAAAAAGACTTAAAAGCTTGATTCAGGATGACAGATATGACCTGATTCTGAAGGTTGCCAGGGCTTTAATCGAGAAATACAAGACCGAATCCAAAAAAAGGGAAAACGAATTTGAAACAATTTGGGCGCTGGCCGCCAATGACGGAGCCATCGATGGTATAAAATCTTTACTCAATAACTTAGAGCAAGAAGCCTTATGATAGATTCTCATCAGAAATTAGAAATTCCGAGCGTTGGTGGCGGGCATCCTCTACAGCTAGAAATTAACTGGCGGGGCGACATAGAAGATGTGGTCAGATTCACCATTAACGGCCAAACGGCCGTCATTAAAAGGCAGGATCTGTTTAGTTTCATGTTCATGACGGGAACGCCGGAGCAGCAGGAGCTTATGACACCAGTCAGGGAAACCAAAATCGTCAAACACGTGAGACAACACCGGGTTGTAGCCAAAAAAGACATCAAAGTGGGACAGCAGTTGATCGTAAATTGCGAGGTAAATGTCCCTGTGGCCGTCTACGAAGGTCTGAAAATGGATTTTATCAGAGGGAAAAGAAGCAAGTTCGCTATGTAAAAAACATTTTTTTATAATTTATAAAAATAGGTCGTCATTAAAAATAATCTTGGGTCTAGGACAAGTAAAACAGCTAGTAAAAAATAATGAGCGAAACATTAACAAACAAGGAAGAGAAAAAAAATAAGAAGGAGAAACAAGAGTTTGCTTCCACCAAGGATTTGGAAACGCTTGTCAGCGTTGTCTCAGGCTTGGCCGAAAGTATCGAAAAATTAAATCAGAAGATTGACAACAAGCCGCAGGAACAGGAACTGAAAGATAAATTTGAGGAAAAGTCAGGAGTGCACATCAAGCCAGAAGATTCTTCAGGAAATTATATCCCTCCTAAGTGGAGAGAAATAGTAAATAAAATCCTGGGAGAAGATTTTGGCATAAAAGTGGTGTATCCCGACAGCGGCAGCGGTTTCCTTTTTAAAATCATAGTTCCCGAAAGCAAATCCAACATGACGGAAACCCATAGAATGAGGCACAAAACCGATGTCAGAACCAAAGCTCTCGGATATAGCGATGCAATTTCGGGAATCCAGGTATTTTGCGAGAAAATAGCGGTTAATCTAGGCATGAAAAAGAGAAAGGTGATTAACGAATAATTATTTAATTAAATTAAACACTATGAAGCTGAATCTAAATATATCAGAAAGATTGCAAGCTCTTAATATTCTCAATGATTTCAAAGGTAGCTTGGAACATCTTGGCATAATTCTTGAAGATATCAGAAAATTTACTATAACAGCAGCAGAATGGGAGAAAGCTGAAAGAGTAATAACTGAAACTTCTTGGAGTTGGAATGATGAAAAAGGAGGAGAAAAAGAAATTGAGATCCAACTGGCAACAAAAGAATATCTGAAAAAAACAATCAAAGATAAAGACGAAAAGAAAGAAATAGGATTGCAAGAGAAAGCATTGATTAGTCTATACAAGAAATTAGCTTAACAATCAACAGACTGGGCAAAGACTCTTGATGAGTCTTTTATCCTCCTTATGGAGTTACTGCCCAGTCAATTTCATAAGGAAGATAAAAGGCTTATCACAGAGATAAGTCTTTTTTATTATCTGCAAATCTTCCTCTCTCTAGGAAGTAAAAAATAAGAGTAAAAATATGTCAGATGAAAAAGAGTTCGTTACAAACGAAAACGGCGAGGAAATAGTTAATCCTGAATTGGTCAAAAAACCGGAAGGGGAAAGCGAAGATGAACCCGTTGAAAAAAGCGAGGTTGAGCCGGAACCTGAACCGGAGGAAGAAGGGGAAGAGGTTGTCGAAGAGGAAATTCCAACCGAACCGAAAGCCGTCGAGGGAGAAACTCCGCGCGAAAGGGCGCTGCGAAAAGAAGTTGAGCGGTTAAGAGCCAAGACGCGCGAGAGAAAAGAGAAGGATATTTTTGGCGAAAAAAAAGAAGAACAAAAAACGCCCAAGGTAGACCTTTCTCAATACGAACCGGAGGAAATCACCAAATTCAAAGGGATTCTGGAGACATTGGCCGATGACTTAGGCTTCGTCAAAAAAGACGATGTTCAGTCATACACCTATAAAGATAAAGCCAACGAGATTCTCAATGAATTTTTGGACAATCATCCCGAGTATTCTCCCGAGAAAGACAAGGACGACACCTTGTGGAATCGGTTCAAAGAAGAATATTCTCTCTACAAACAACCCGAAGACCCCAAACTTCTCAAAAAACTATTCCAAAAGATCCACAACGAAATTACCGACAACAAACCAATGGAAAAAGGCAAGATTTTAGCCAAACAGGAAAAAATCAAAGTTGCCTCGCATGGCGGAACTTCCAAACAAAAAAGCTCTGCCGAAAAGGAAGCGAAGATCGACCCAAGTCTTACCGCTCACCTCCGGGGATTCTCCAAGGAGGATATGCAAGAAATATTTGGGCTTTAGTAAATAAATTTTAAAATTATGGCTTACGAAATCATACAAGATATAGACAGCAATCCGGCTTTTAAACTTCCAATCTCTTCAATCACTGTCGCTATTGGAGATTTGCTGGAGAGGACAGCCGGTGCTACCACTTGGGTTCTGACCACTTCAAGCTCTGACCACTTCACCAGGAAAGCGATTGCTCTTGAAGCGGCCACAACTTCAGATACTTCAGTTCTTGCCCAAGAATTGACAGGAAACGAAAAAGTAAAGGTTGAATCGGCTAACAACAGCAACACTGCTCACAACGGCGATAGAATGGCCGCAACAGGCGAAAACACAGTCAATAACTCTGGAACAGATGTTACAGGGCAAGCGGTTGTTTTCGTGCAAGACGGCACAGCTGGAGCTGCTTCGGATAAGAGAATTATCGGTCGTGTATTAGTTGGCAATGGAGTTGATCCTGATGCTTCCTAATCTCTAATTATTAATTAACTTAAACTAAAAACATGAGTGCACCTCTAACAATAGGACAAGCTTCTGATCTAGTAGACTTGTCCATTCAGAAAATCTTTCTCAAGACCAGCGAACCTGAAAATCAATACAAAAAGTATTTCAACTTCAGGAAAACGGAGGATTACTACGAGAAGGATTCAGGTTTGTCAGGACTGGGCGAATCTGACTTCGCGGATGAAAACGGAGTCATTATGAGCGATATTCCGGTTCAGACCTACGATAAGACTTATACCCAGGAAATGGTTTCCAAACTTCTTTCGATTACTTACAAGATGTGGAAATTCGGAATCAAGAAAAGAGACCTTGAAAACATCACAGCTGATTTAAGAAAAACTGACTTAAGAAAAAGAGAAAAGTTGTGCGCGGAAAGACTTATCAATTCATTTGAGACGACTTCATACACACATAACGGTCAGTCAGGCAACAAAACGATAACCGTATCGGGTGGAGACGGACTTGGTGTGATTGATGATGACCACACAAGAGAGGATGGCGGAACCAACATGAACAACTATGTTTATGACGGCACCACCTATAACCTCCCTTTCGGTTACGCCGGCTTGAAAGCCGCCCACACCACGGCCTCAGCCTTCGTTGACCCGAGAGGTAATCCGATGCCGGCGTCTCTTGACACTTTAGTCTGTAAAAAAGCATCCTCTGTCGCTTTTAAAGCGAAAGAAATCTTAAAAGCTATTCAGAACAGCAAGATTCCGGAATCAAACGACAATGATGGAGCTGGAACTCCAGCATTTAAGATTCTTGAACTTGATTACTTAACTCAAGACGCAAGATGGTGGATGTTCGACGGCTCAAGAATGGATGACAGGAACGGCTTTCAGTTCATCGAGAGCGAAGCTGTAACCATCGATCCGGTCAATGTCGTCTACAAAACGAAAGAAATCCAGGTTTCTTCCCATTCTTTATTTGACCTCGGTCATAACGATTGTGCTAGGTCATGGGTCGGTTCGAAAGGAGATTCGTCCAATCCCACCAGCTAATATTTAGCAACTAATATCTCGGAGTGAGGAGGATAGTTTAGCCGCTATCCTCCTATACACGAGATAAAAAAAACAAATGGCTACCATAAATAACAAACCATATTCCTCACCAAGGAATATAAACTTAAAAGACGGCATATTGAGATTTGCCGCGACGCAATCTTCCAACCCGCTTGATTCCAGTTCCAACGGACTTTATGTCAACAGTTCCAATCAGTTGATTTTTTCGGCCCAAGGGGCAGCGACAGTTCTTGGGACAACGGGAGGAGCAGGCAACGTTCCTTCTTGGGATGCAATTTTTCAAGGGGACCAGACAATGCAGCTCGGAGGACTTGCGACTTTTACCATAGACCGAAACTCGGGCAACAATAATGTCCTGACCATTACCAATACGGGAGCGGGATCTGGACATTTGATTCAGATTACCAATGCTGGAACAGGAAAAGACATCAGGGGCGATAGTGGCACTTGGGATGTCAGTAAGGCCGGAGATGCGACATTTAATACTATTACCTTATCCGGAGATGCCGGAAGCAATTCTTTCAGTATGACTGCCGGAGACGTAGTTTTGTCGGATGGTTCGGTTGCAATAACTGATGCCGATAATGCCGCAACCTTCAGTGTTACCAATAACACAGCGACATCCGCTTCTGTCGTCGTTATAGCAGGTTCCGGAATATTTACTGGCTCTACTACGACCAGCTTTATGACAGTAACAGCCTCAGGGTTGACGACGGGCACCGTGCTTTACATGCCTGCCGCCGCTCTAACGACTGGCAAAGTCATAGATGTGGTGGGGAATGCCGTAACTTCCGGTATTCTTGTCAACATTTCTTCTTCCGCCGCTGGCACGCAATTAACCGGAGCGGGTAGGTTGCTTAAAGTTGACCACACCGGCGCGGCGACAGGCACAGGCATTATTGCCGAAATCGCCTCTGCCGCCGCCGATGAGACAGACATTTTCAAGATAACTGCTTCGGCTGGGTTAACAGGAGGAGCATTAGTAGTTTCAGCCTCTTCCTTAGCCACTGGCGCGGCCATTGAAGCTGCTGATTTGGACAGTTTGACTTCCGGTATCGGACTTCATATTGCATCAGCCGCCACGGCCATAGCTGGGGCTGGCAGATTGGTTTATGTCAATCACACGGGAACAACTTCAACCTCTGGCATATTGGTTGAAATCGCCTCTGCCGCCGCGGACGAAACAGTAGCCTTCAAGCTTACTGCTTCAGCGGCTTTAACCGGGGTCGTGGCTGATTTCTCGGCTGTCGCCCTGCAGTCTGGCAAGGTGATAGATATCAGCGACTTGGACGCAATCACGACCGGTAAAGCGATTCATGTTGACGCCACTGGAGTAACTCAAACATCAGGTATCTTGGTTCACTTGGATTCAGCCGGCACGGCCATTACCGGAGCAGGCAGAATATTCTTGTCCGACCATACGGGAACAACTTCCACTTCTGGCATAATGAACGAATTTAAGTCTGCTGCAACTGACGAAACGGTAATTGTTAAAATAACAGCTTCCGCTGCCTTGGCACTAGGTGTCGCCTTGCAAGTCAGTGGGGCTTCTATCACGACTGGTGATGCCATTGACGCAAGTGACTTGAATGCTCTTACCACTGGCATAGGTTTACACATAGCTTCTTCCGCTACGGCAATTACCGGAGCTGGAAGACTTGTCTATGTCAATCACACAGGGGCAACCTCAACATCGGGCATACTTAATGAATTTGCTTCGGCTGCAAACGACGAGACAGTAATTGTTAAAATTACTGCTTCAGACGTGTTGGCTGCCGGTGTCGCCTTACAGGTTAGCGGAGCATCTATTACGACAGGAGATGCAATTGATGTCTCGAACCTAAACGGTCTTACCACAGGCAAGGGTCTTGATTTGGCTTCAACTTCAGCGGCTTGGACTTCGGGAAATCTTATTTCAGCTGCATTAACAAGCTCTTCAGCCACTCTTGCGACTCCAACTGGAGCAATTGCCGCTTTGTCTTACAGCATTACTGGAACCGCAACTTCAGGAACAGTTTCTCCTACAAATAGCGTTTTGACTATTTCTGGGACAATGGTTCAAAACGGCGCAGGTGGAACACTTGCTCCTTCCGGAGCCTTGCTTTCCGTTGTCGGAGTTTCAACTCAAACTGCTGGAACATTGACCGATACCAGAACCGCCATTCAGATAACAGTTCCTTCGGGTATGACTGGTGCTCCTATAAGAATTACTCAAAGTAATTTAACAAGCACTAACTACAGAAAACTTATGACTGAAAGCGCGACAGGTATTTCAGTCTGGATGGGTAACGGAACGACTGCCAACGGAAACTTGTCTGGAACCGCTGGTGATATTCTCATCAACGGAGGTTCAAATAAACCTGAATATTGCACAGGAACGACTAATTGGACGGCATTGGTCTAGAAAGTTAATGCCTTCCTACTGCTCATCATTCATTTGGTGGGCAGAATGGAGGGCAGATTACAACTAAATTAAAAATATGTTTTTAGAAAAATCATATAAGGCAAATATAGATACCGCCACATCGGGAGACAACACGATTATCGCCGCTCCGGGTGCTGGAAAATATTTGGCTATAGATCATATCAACATGGTCCCAAAAGGGGGGGTTACCATTCAATTCAAGGACGGCTCAACTGATTACGGCGGAGATTATCTTTTGACCACTTCCCAAGGATTCGTTCTGGAAAATGTTTACGCCGATCAAGACGGCATAATCACTTGTTCCGACAATTCCGCTTTCGTTATTAATCTTTCAGGCAATGTCCAAGTCAGTGGATTCGTTCGCTACAGAATCCTTCCATAAATATGAAAGCTCCAACAACAAGAGTTAAATCAATCAACGAAGATATAATCAAGTTGAATCAACGACTTGTTGCTTTGAAGACTGAGAAGGAAAAGGCCGTTGCTGAAAGTTTCCAACAAATGGAAAATCTTGAAGGATTGAGGGAAACGGAAAGAGAACTCAAGAAAGAAATAAGCGACTATGTCCAGGAAATTCAAGAAATTGTTGCCGACTCCACTGAACTGCTTCAGGTTAGTTCGGAGATCATTGAGGAAAAGCGGAAGATCACGGAAAGCCTAAATAATCTCATTGGGGAAAGTCAGAAAATCCTTGACGGCAAAATAAGCGAAATTCAAAAACTAGACAAGGAAATGGCGACAAAGAGAAAGGGCCTTGTTGAAGAATACACGAATTTGGCCAGGCAAAAAGAAGACCTAAATATTCTCAAAGAACGATTGGAGGCCAGGGGCAAAGAAATTAACAAAGATTATAAAGTAATAATTTAATGGGATACATATCGCCAAGAGGAGAACAATCAACAACTGCTGAAATAGCATTGCTTGAAGCACTGAATAATCTTGCCACTTCCGGTTCTGGTGAAGCGATTAAAAAAACAGGGGCTGCTTCGTTTGCAAATGTATCAGTTGGTTTTACCGTCGAAACCCCTACTGGCACGGTCAACGGAGTAAACACTACCTTCACCGTTACCAATGAACCGAAATTCGTGGTCATTGACGGAATGATTCGCTTTGACGGATTAGGTTACACTTACGCCGCAGGTACGATAGAGGTAGACCCTTTAATTCCCCCGACATCGTTTATTAGAAGTATTTATTAAATAAAAATGAACAAATTTTTTCAAATAATTCTGGCAATAACTTTAGGGGTTCTTCTAACCGCGGGGGTGGTGCAAGCCATCACCGTCCCTTGGGAAAGACCGGCCGTAGGGAGAATCCATCCCATTTATCTCAGCGACAACGTGGGCATAGGCACCACCACTCCCAACGTCGGCTCTTACACAGGAAGAACCTTGACCATTTGGGATTCGGCCAATCCTCCTGTTTTTGAAGGCATTAGGAACATTCAAACCGCCTCTAGTTTGGCTTTCACCATGCGGGGAGGCACCCTGTCTAACTCGGCCCTTGGTGGTTTTACCGTTTACTCTGGCTCGACTGCTTCCAAAGGCGAAGTGAGATTTCAGACTTCAGACGGCTCGTCTATCTTAGACCGAATGACTATTAATGAGAATGGCAACATCGGCATCGGCACCACATCCCCTTACGCCAAACTGTCGGTGGTAGGTGAAGTGGTCTCTTCTTACTTCACCGCCACTTCCACCACAGCCACTTCCACCTTTGCCAATGGTCTCGAGCTAACAGGCGGATGTTTCAAAATTGGCGGCGCTTGTATCTCTGCCGGATCCGGCACGGTCACTTCCGTGGATATGTCCGTTCCAACAGGACTGACAATAAGCGGAAACCCCATCACCACTTCCGGCACTTTGGCTCTGACTTATACAGCTGGATATGCCGGAGTGTTGACCGCTTCCACGACCAACTGGAACACTTTTTATGATACGCCTTCAAACAGGATTACGGACGGCACAGGCTTGACTTGGAGTTCTAATACTCTTAACTGCGATACTGCTTCAGGTTCGGTTCAAGGTTGCCTCACCTCCTCCGATTGGACAACCTTCAACGGCAAGCAGGCCGGAGATGCCACCTTGACCGCCTTAGCCGGACTGACCATCACTGCCGGTTCGCTCATCACTGGGACGGGGGCGGACGCATTCTCGGTTTTGGCCGGAGGAACGAACGGATATGTCTTGGCTATGTCCGGCGGCGCTCCTGCTTGGGTGGCGACAACTACCCTTTCTACTATCTCTGGCACGCTTGATATATCTTCGCAATCAAATCTAGCCGTAACCGCCCCTATAACTCTCACGGGCGATACATTAAGCTTGGGAAATGTAACCCAATATCCGGCATTCACATACGCGACTAGCTCGGCTTGGACAGGAACCACCACCATACCTCTTGCACCCGCTTATGTCGCCGAAACTTGGAACGGAGTAAAATGCTTCACTAATACGGGGACTCTTAATGTATCTTTTTATGACGGCACAAACCGAATGAACTTACTTAACGCTTCAACAACTGTTGGGACTTTCACTTTGTCCAGCAATAATTCGTTTACCGCTTCAGAAAAAAGATATGTTGATGTCGGCACCCCTGCCTCATCGCCGACCAAAATTTCTTGCACAATTTCCAAAACCTTGTCTATAAACTAATGTCTAAACTAAAAACAATCTGGCGGAAATTCAAGAAATGGATTATCTTTTCTATTCTCGGCGGGACGGCTCTGGCGGCGGGGATAGGGGGAGATATTGCGGTATTGACCGAAACTGAATTGGTGAATCAAATGGCTGATGAGCAGCAGCAATCACTCCTAACCAAAGGGAAATATAAACATATTCCTCTTACCAGGGAAAGCATAAATCTAAAGGATTCCCAATACACTATCACGGAATACGAGACACCGAATGGAGAAGTCGGATATCAGATGATTATTCAAGATTATGACAGAATCAAATCAATAAATTTCGGGCCGACATCCGAATCTTACAGAAATTATAACACAGCTTCCACCACAAAATGAAAAAACTAATTGCCATAATTATAGTTGCGACAGTGGTTCTATCCTGTCAGTATGCTCTAGGAGTCAATACCTATTCAACCAGTCTCGAAACCGATAGCTCTCAATATTGGTCAATCGGTAGCGGAAGCCAAACTGGACTGCAGATTACAAGCGACATGACTCTTGAATTCTGGCTCAAGGCGGAAACCGAAGTCTCTTATGCGATAATGTCCCGTTCCCGTTCGGGCGGTGCGGGCAATCGAGGCCCCTGGTATCTCATCTATGACGCAACCAACAATCGCTTTGAGTTGACGATAAGCTCCGATGGGACAGCTTTCACAACTTCTCAATTCAGTTACACCATACTCACGGGCGAATGGCATCATTTCGCTTTTGCTTATACGGCTTCCGCCGGAACGGTTGATTGGTATGTTGACGCAGTCGCCCAGACCCAACAAACAGGCCAACAGACGAGTATTGTTAACGTCGGGGCTACTTTCGAAATTGCGGATTTTTCGGCTGGAGGGTGGGCTAATATTGATGGGTTGGTTGATGATGTCAGGGTGTGGAACGATGTCAGAACATCAAGTGAAATATCTAATAATTACCAAACTGAACAGGTCGGAAATGAAGCCGGACTGGTTGGTTACTGGAAATTCAACAATGACGGCCTGGATGAAACCGCCAACAACAACGACCTTACCAACAATAACAGCGCCACATTCAGCACGGATATTCCGTTTCCGGTTGCAGCCGCCACCCAAGGCGAAGAATACCAAATAATATTCGAATGAAAGGAGCAATAACCATATCAATAGCGACGGCGTTAGGAATAGGGATTCCGATAGTAATGACATTATCGGGTTTCTTCATTTCTCAGGTCAAGGAAGTCAATCAGGAAGTCCAGGAAGTAAAAAAAGACACCAGCAGGCAAGGGGAGCGTATCTCCGCCGTGGAATCCACCACCGCCAATATAGACAAGCGACTAGACCGCATAGAGTCGAAACTTGACCAGGTAATAAGCCAAAAGAGATGACACCAAGATTTAAAATTAAATACGGAGAAAACATAGGGGTTGAATTATTCTTTAAAGCTCCTGAAGTTTTGGATAACGAAAAGACTTTTTTGTCCGCCGATGAAGCTTCCGGACAAACCACTTTATCGGTTGTTTCAGGTAAAAATTTCTCGGCCAATGATTACGTCTTAATCGGCAACTTCGGCCAAGAAGACGCTGAAATCCTCCAAGTCAGTTCTCAAACCGACACAACCATTGTATTAAGTTCTGGCACTTCTTTCGTTCATTCGAGAGGGACAAAAATCCAGTTCATCCCTTTCAATCAAATTGTTCCAGAACGCTCCACCAATAGCGGTTCTTCATATTCCGCCCTATCCGCAATCAATATCCGTCCGGACGCAACGGAAACTTACCTTCAAAGAGCCAGCGATAGTTCGACTGATTATTACCGTTTTCGTTTCTATAATGCCACTTCGGGCAACTATTCTCAATACAGCGATGGGATAATCGCCACGGGTTACGCCGACAATTCTGTTTACGCCATAAAAAAAAGAGCCCTAACCCAAATGGGTGAAAAAGTAGGCGATGTAATAACCGATGATTTTTTAAACGAGGCCTTATGGGAAGGCAGAAGGGAGTTAGACCAAGACCCAAGAGTTTTAAGATGGTCTTTCAGGGTGAAATACGACCAGGACATTGGTAATGCAATTCCTGGAACTTACAGCTTGGCGTTACCGACCGACTTACGAGACAAAAAAAATAATAAAAATATTCTTTCTTTAAGATTTGGGCGGGATAATTATCCGCTAGATTATATAGATAAAAATACTCTCAACCAGCATTACAGAAATATTGCTCATACAACTTTAAACGGGGCGGTTAATGACGTTGATACATCAATCACTTTGACATCGAGCGGCGATTTTGAAGAGAGTGGCTCTGTAGATATTGCCGCCGCAAGCGTGGCTGGAACAGTGGATAGTGTCGCATATACCGCCAACAACGAATCAACCAACGTCATAAGCGGAGTAACGGGGATTGCGTCAGGGGGACATTCAAGCGGTACGGACGTGTGGCAAAACGTAACCTTCGGCATGCCGACCCAATACACCATAGACGGAAATAACGAAAAAATTCTTTTCGATGTTCCGATAGCCGACGATTACGCCGGCGAGAATATTTGGATGGATTATTATACTGAACTTACCGCCTATGATAGTGATGGAGACAATTTAAACGAGCCCGATTATGACGCTTTTGTATCCTGGTTGAAGTGGAAAATAAAATATCTCAAGGCCAACGGCAAAATAGACAGCGATTCCGATGTTGATTACAAAGAATGGTTCAGGCGAAAAGAAGCGATGATCGCAAAGGAAATGACCGGGCAATACGTTCAATTACAGCCAGACATATTATAATGCAATTAAAACCCGCACAAATAACCAATTTCCAACAACTGATAACTCCATCAGCGGTATCAAAGTCTTTAATGCCTTTAGAGGCGGTTCAAGAATCTCTTAATTTTGATTTTGACGTGATTGGAGCGGTGAAGCTGCGGAAAGGATTAACAAGGCTTGGCAACCAAATTTCGGCTGGCACAAACATTGTTGGGCTTTACGAGTTCAGAGACAGCGGAAGCGGCTCGAACAATCAGATAATCGCAGTCAATGGAACTGTGGCTTACTATCTTTCAGGTTCAACTTGGACAAGCAAGAGAACGAGTTTAACGAGCGGAGCGAAAGCGAGATTTACCACCTTTCTTGATTATGTCTTTATGGTAAACGGCAACGAAGCTACGGCCATTTGGGACGGCAACCCTTCTAACTCTTTCGTAACGACAGGTAACGCTTCAGGAGCCCCTATTGGTCAATTTATAGAAAATTTTAGGTCCAGGGTCTGGATAGCAGGAAACTCAACCTATCCCGATAGGGTATATTATTCTTCTCTCCCAAGCGCCGTGGCAACTCCCGTTATAACTTGGGACACCACCGTCACAGGCGGACAGTGGTTCGACATTTCGCCAAGCGACGGGGAAAACATCACTGGCCTTAAAAGAGACAAATCAACTCTTCTTGTTTTTAAACAGAATCATATCTACAGAATCGCCTCGATCAATGAAACCGAACCAGACCCAAAAATAAACGTGGGGACATACAGTAACGAAAGCATTGTTGAAACAGAAAACGGAATCTATTTCCATCACCCGACGGGCTTTTACCGCTATTTAAATGGCGGGGCGCAAAGAATAAGTCAGCCCATTCAAGATATTGTCGAGGCTGTTACACTGGCCAATTACGATGAAATTACCGGCTGGGCGGACGGCGATCATGTGTATTGGTCTGTTGGGGACATAACTTACAAAGGCGTAACTTACAGCAATTGCGTCGTCAGATACACTATATCTTCTCAAACATGGACGCACAGGTCTTATCCTTCCCAAATACGCTTTGCCTCCAAATACAACGATGGTTCAACTTTATTTAACTTGGTCGGCGATTCGGCCGGCAATGTCTTAAAGGTTAACGTCGGCAACGCCGACAACGGGACTCCGATTAGCTATTCCTTCATCACCAGACCTTATACTTTGGACGGTTTTTTTTCAACCAGGAAAAATGTTTCAAAACTTAGCGCGATACACGAAGGAGCCCAAGGAGGAAAATTAGAATGGCAGTCAGATAATATGTTAACTAATGAATGGAATAAGATCGGTGTAATTGACGAGCAAATTATGAAACCAAAGACCGTGGATATTAAAGGCCGGGAAATTAAATTCAGGCTTTCGGGAGCTTCTTCCGGCGAACCCTTCACTTTTTACGGATGGGAGGCGCTTGAAGGAACCACCGAATTAATAGGATGAGCGATTTATACAAACAATTCGATAAAAATTTATACAAACTCGTGGAGACGGAAACCCCGAATGTTTTTGAAATTGATCCGCTCAACATCGCTTCCGGAACCTTGACGGCCATTCTCGAGCAGAATGTGGGAGTTCTTAAAATCGGCAAAACCAAGTTCGACAACACCAACGCCGGATACATCCTGGGGGTGGACAACGGCACGGCCAAATTTTATATCGGCGATTCAACCAACTACTTGAATTGGACAGGCTCGGCTCTCAGTATGAGCGGAGCGATTACCGCCTCCAGCGGCACAATCGGCGGATGGATCATTGGCTCAACCACCCTGTCTTCGGCGGCCAGCGGGGAGAGATTGGTATTAGATAAAGGAAACAGCAAAGTTGAGTTATTTAATTCATCAGGCAATAGCGTATTGGCCTTGCGTTACGGAACAACTGGTCAATGGATAATCACTTGCACGGCGCAAAATGACAATAGAGGGATAATGTATGTAACCGCTTCTTTAAACACAGCCGTTAACTTGTTTGACGTGGTAAACAACGGCACTGGTCAAACAATGAGGCTTTATCAAGACAATGCTTCAAATTCATCTTCAGTGTTAAGTTTAACCAATAATGCGGGCAACGCACCCGTTTTGAGTATTACTCAGACTCCTTCCTCGTCTTTAAGCTCTATTGACATAACCCACAGCAGCGACAGTTCACCGGCCATCAATATCGACGCTTCAAACAGCGATGACAGTGGAATAGAAATAACAGCCGTCCCAGCCAACACGGACACTCATGGAATGAAAATAACCATCACGGGAGGTGCTTCCGGAGATGCCTTAAACATTGTTAATTCAGCAACAACTCACTTATCCCGGGCGATCGAAATAACAAGAACGATAAATTCAGCTTCAGACGGCTCAGCCATATACATAAAACCGGCTAATTCCAATCCCTCCGGGCATTGTTGGGGCATTACCTTTGATGGAAGCGGAGCTAATCCTAAGGGAATAGACTTGTCAGCACTAGGGACAAAAGACTATTTCAAAGTAGCGGCAGACTCAAACGCAATCGGCGCTTATGCCGGCAAAATCCCGGTAAGAGTAGGAAACGACCTTAGATATATAGCTTATTACAATTAGTTCAACCCTAAGATATTTAGCTTATTATTAAACCCTTAAAATGTAAAATCGTCTTCCATATACTAAATCCATGACAAGAAAAATAACATTACCAAGCGGCAAAGTCGTAACCATCAACGAAAGAGGTGATATTGTTTCTGACTCGCTCGAAACAAAACCATCAACCAACGATGCGGTGTCAAACGCCCAAAAGGCGTTAAACACCATCAAGCAGATCCGGGAAGCCGGTTATGCCGGCGACATACCGGGCAACGTTGACCTTGACGATTTTCTGCATCAAGTCAGTTCGAAGACAGTTCCGCAACCGCCGAAATACCAAACAGGAAATGAAATCCTGGATGAAACTTTAAAAGGGGTAAGAGAATATCTCGAAACTCTCAAAGCTCAAGGAATGAAACTTAACCCAGCAATCGAAATCACCCCCGAAGTGACTCAGAGGTTCATAAACCAGGCCGAAACGGAACTCAGTCCCTATTATTCTTCCAGGATAAAAGTCATCAAAAACGACCTGAATCGCAACCTGGAGACGCTCAACAAACAATACCTTTCCCAGAAAGCCAGGGCTGAAACCGAATTCAGAAACAGCTTAGCCGCCACCCAGGAAGACTTTGCCGACCGGGGTTTGACTTTCTCCGGCCAGAGGCAAAAAACGGAAGGACAGTTTGGCGAATCAGCCGGACGCTATTTCGAAGACTTGGCCTCGTCTTTCGCTGAGAAAGGCAGGGAATTCGGAACGACTGCCGAAAGAACCCTGGGTAGCAGGGAATTGGATGGCTTGACCTCTCCTTCTATCACGACATACAAGCCGGAAATCGGAACAGATTTTAATTTAAGCGAAACAGGGAGCAGATCGTTGTTCTCTCCCGAAAGCGGCGTTGTCGGCAGCCTGGAGAGAGAGAAATTAGCGGCTAAAAAAGCGAGAGAGCTTGAGCTTGAAAAAGCCTACAGGCAGAATCGAGCTTTAACATTTTACTAAAATGGCAACTTACGTTAGAGACAAATCAGGAGCGTTTTTCCAATCGGGACAAGCTGGGACTAAAGCGGTAAACGACCCAAGAACTTTGGCCAGTCTGATGTCCGGGACGACACCTTCGGAATCGAGGGATTTATTCGCCTCCACTCCCAGTCCGGATCAGACCGACCCTACCTTGACCCAAGACACCCAGGTGGACGAAAACAGCCCCATAACCAAATTCAACCTGGCTTTGATGGATATGCTGAAAGAAGCGCAAGGTTTTGGCCCCAGCGAGCAGGACTTCGCCCATCAAAGAACCATTGAGCGAACCCAGACAGGCAAAGTGAGCGAAATGACCCCTGAAGAATTAAGGGTGCTTTCACCTAGCCAGCAGGCGGCTATAAGAAGCGGGGAAGTGTCGGCCTTAGAACCCGAAGCGGACGCTATCGCCGCCAAGATTAAAGCCCAGGACGCAAGGCTTTCCAACTTCGAAAATCTGCTTAGCGCTGCCAAACAATTCGGGGGCGAATTTTCCAAAACCATTGCTCCGACCAAAGAAATAGTGGACGGCTACAAAAGAATGATCCGGGAAGGAGCTCAACCAACTTCCATACCCAACGAGATAAGGAATAAAGTCTTGGCTTCGCTTGATGATGATGATTGGACAAAATGGAGGGAAGCGACTACTAAAGAGAAAGGCGGGTTTGAATTAAGCGAAGGGCAGACCAGGTATGAATACAATCCTCAGACAGGAAAATACAATATAGTAGCGAATGCGCCGAAGAGTAAGGAAGACGGGGAACAACCATTAAATATTTTGGATATTCAGCGATACCAAGAACTCTACCCTGAAGCTGGAATTATTGCGGGTGACACACAAGAAACCGCAAATAAAAAAGTTGCAGAAATAAATACTCCTGAAGACAAGATGCGGTCATTAATTGTCGCAGCGAAAGAAAACGGGAATGATTACGAAACTGTAGTAAATGAAATCAATAATGACAACACAATAAAAGACAAGAAATTAGCAAATGAAATAGCACAAGAAATATATAATATCACCCCTGAAGCTTCACCTGTTTCAGAGCCCGCTTATGGTCAGGGTGTTTTTTCAAAAGTCGAAGTTAAAGATAGGATGAAATATTTGGAAGAGGTTGGCATGCCAAAAAGCCAAATAAAGGTTCAACTGAAAAAAGATGGTTACTCAATGGAAGCGATTAAAAAAACAGGGGCGGGGAACATAATTGATAGATTGCAGTCTTTTTTATTCAATGAATAAACATGTCGTTAGCAAATTTAGCGCAACAAAAAACTAATGAACTCAAGGGTTTAGCTGGTCTTGCCTCAAAACCAATTAAAGCTGATACTTTTACTGTTGAGGGATTAGGACAATTAGCACAAGAATCAGGACTTGGAGAGCAAGCGGCAAGAATTATCGACACTAAACCTAAGCTACCTTTCCTGCAAAGACTAGGAAAAGGGTTAGGGGCTTTTAATCCGGCCGAAGCGATTTTAACTGGAAAAGAGGGTGGGGTAGGTTCAGGAGTTTTGGAATATGGTAAGAACATCGCACAAGGAATAGGGTCAGCTATAACAGGAAAAGATTTTGAGGGGGAAAGGAGAACATTCAAAGATGTTGCCGAAGAAATGGGTATAGAAAACAGGATTGCAAAATTCGGTATTGGGCTTGCTGGCGATGTTTTACTTGATCCGACTACTTATTTCGGTGGAGCGATTGCGAAAGGTTTGGGCATTGCCGCCAAAGGAGCTTCAAAAATATCTCTTAAAAGCATTGGCAAAGTTGCACCAGAGGTCAAAACTGGTTTAGAGCTTGTGGGAACTGGATTACAAGATGCTTTAGGTAGAGCGTTTAAATATGGCTATGGGGCAAGTAAAGGAGCAAAAGAAGATGTTTTATCTTTCCTTTCTAAAGAACAAAGAGCCAAACTTGGTCTAGCGGCTTCTAATATAGACAGACTTGGAACTGGTATATTAACTCCATCACAAAGAGAAGAATTGGCGGTTAAAATGATTGCTGGAAAAAGAGCGGAATTTGTAGCAAGAGAAGCTGGAAAATCAATAGACGAGGCGGGACAAATTGCAAGACAAACAACACTTGAAGGAACTTCACCAGAAGTAGCAAAAGCCATTGAAGCACAGATGACTCGGTCTCAAAAAATCGGGCAAGGTCTAACTGAAAATCCTTATGAGGTTTATTTCCCTTTTATCAAGAAAGGTAAACTTGCAAAATTTGTAAACGAAACAAAAGGTATAAAAGTTGGAAGCGAGGGTTATCGCAAGCAATTTAAGAACTTATTAACTAACGAAAATATGGAGCTTGACCCTGCCAAAGCTTTTTTTACCAGAGAGTCTCAAATTGTAGCTGACAGAATGACGCGCGACTTTTTAAGTGGATTTGCGAAAAAATATGGGCAAAAGTTTGCCAATGAAGCCGAAGCAAAAGCTACTGGTTATGTTCCTGTGTATGAAAAAGGATTAAGTCAGGGATTAGGATTTTATAAAGGTGAAATTGATGTTGCGGAAGATATATTAAAGCAGATGAATCTTCAAAAAATGGGAACAACTTTGCCCAATACGGGGAGAACATGGGAGCAACAGTTTATTAAAGTTGGGCAGGCAATCAAATTCGCTGAAGAGTCTGGATTAAAGGTTTCTAAAGGGTCTGGAAGGAGCATGGGTAAGGCACTGGGGAGGGCTACTTTGGGCGGGTCAGAAAAAGGGGGGATTGTTAAACTGAAGTCTTTTTCAAGTGAAGTTATATCTCATGAATTGGGGCACTCTTTCGATATTGAACTAAGCAAGGTTATAAACACTAAAAAAATATACCAAAAAGAATTAGCAAACTTAGTTGAAAAAACCGGGTTGGGCGGTGGTGTCGCATATAGACGAAGTGCGGTTGAGAGGTTTGCTGAGTTTGTTATGACTTATGTTCATGACCCATCGAAAGCAAAAGAGTGGGCTCCAGAATTTACAAAATTCTTCGAGAATAATTACTTAAAAAATCAAAAAATATCTGAATTGGTTAATAAAATTGGTTCCTTTTTTCAGAAAGTTGACGGTCTCCCAAACATAACCACCCCTCTAAAAGAAATGGATAATGCTAGTTATTTTGAGTTGGCCATTAAGAAAGCGTTTCCCAAAAAAGAATTTATAGGGGTTAAAAAAAATGAAGCTTTAGGTTATATAAGTGAGTGGGACGCAAAATTACTAAGAGATTCTATTTCTCCTGAATTTCAGACAATAAACATGCTTGCTAAAGCTACTGGTTTTGACGCTATTACTTCCTTGTTTAAACGTTCAGTTACCGGGTTGTTTGCCCCCTTTCATGTTCGCAATTTCTTATCAGGTCAGATACAGAATTTTGAGGTTTTAGGAGCTGGGGCTTTGAACCCTAAAAATATTAACGTAGGACGAAAGATAGCCTACTTAATGGGCAAGGGAGAAAAAATACCCGCCGGAACAATAGAAATAGGTGGAAAGCCAATGAAATTCAGTGACGTAATAAAGCCCTTTACGGATAGATTTTCGGGTGATACTTTTTATAATGCCGATTTTGAAATGGCTTTAAAAAGCGGGACTGAACTAAAACAAGTTGCCGGCATATTCTCCAAACAGAGAATTAAAGAAACAGCCAAGACTGTTGGTTTAGGACAAGAAGCGATACCATTTAAAGTGGGAAGGGGAATAGGGCAATTTATAGAACACCAACAGAAAGCCACCGCTTATGTTACAGCGTTATCACAAGGCAAAAACATAGACGAAGCATTAAGAATAGCGGAAGCGGCGGGTTTTGATTACAGAGCCTTAACTAAATTTGAATCGCAAATAATGCGAAGGCTTATTCCTTTTTATTCTTTCACGAGGAAAAATGTTGAATTACAAATAAAAACATTAGGCGAAAATCCACAAAGAATAAATCAAGTGCTGGCTTTCTTTAGAAATGTCGGCGAACCCTTAAGTGAAGAAGAAAAACAGAATCTTCCCGATTTTATCAAAGAATCCATTGGCGTAAAACTTCAAGACACACCGGAAGGTTTGAAGCAGTATATCTCATCCTTTGGAACACCAGTAGAAGCATTTACTCAGCTTTTTGGTTCAAACCCTATTTTGAGAATTATTAGCACAATGAATCCGGCAATTAAAGTTCCCATTGAATTAGGCATAGGAAAAGACAGCTTCCGACAAAGAGACCTGAAAGATGTTTACACTGCCAATGAATACAAATTAGCTCCTCAAGTCGTAAAAGACCTACTTGGTATTAGAGAGGTTAGTAAGCCAATCTATAGGACTATAAATGGAAAAGCGGTGAAAACTGGCGAGAGAGTGGCTTACATAGCCGATCCAGAGAAATTGTTAATAGCTAGAAGTTTGTTTACTTCTCGTGGGGTTTCATACCTTGACCAGTTGTTTGGAAATGACTTGAAGGGATTCGTTAAGTTTTTAAAAACCACAACAGGTGTTAAGCCACAACAAGTTGATATTGAATCTCAAAAATATTTTAATCAGAGAGATAAACAAAGAGCTTTGGAAGATTTGCTCACACGATACGGGGTTACTAAACAGTTTACTAAAACCTATATTCCTAAGAATTAGTCATTCCACAAAGGGTGATTAAAGGTTCTTTCTGATTGTGTTTCTTCAAGATACCGAAGATCTGGTTGTGTATCTTTTTTGTCAGCCCAAATATACATTACAACAAGCCAAATTATAAAAAAGATTATACCCGCGATTGTTTGTTTCATGTATCTTTATAAGCCTTTTTTATGAACACATTCCTGATAATTAGGATTAAAGCCTTGTTCGGTAAGACCAGCTAATCCGGATACTTTAGAGCAAGCTTCTCTTGCATTGCGAGGAAAAATAAATTGCAAATAAAAAAAAGTTAAAACCAAAACTACTGTAATTAACTTAAACCAGTTTTCTTTTAAAAATTTCATATATTAATACGCTCTTCCTTGCGATTCCAGCCATTTTTGGCGTTTAATGTAGAACTCATCCAATGCTTTTTCTTCTTCCGGGTCAATGTAAGCGTCTTCATCCAAAAAAGTTTTTGGCTCACGGAAAGCAAAGTAGCCGACAGTGATACCGATTATCACAACACCAACGATTGTTAAGATTTTATAATTCATAAGTTATTCCTCTAACAGGGAAAGAGTTCATAAATTCATCAGCGTCGGTTCTAAGAGAATCTAAGGTAACATAGAGGATTTCGCCTTTGTTCATGTAACCTACATGAATACTTACAAGAAATTGAATCATTCCCTCTCCTCCGCCAGGTATCATTATATCTTGATCAAAAGTCATTGTTCGTTCCGGTTTTTGCAATATCAATCCCGTCCCTTCTATGTTCCCTAAAGAATCAAGGGTGGAAGTTGCGTTATGAATTGAAATCTTTCCTCCGGAGATCGAGATTGTCTTATTCCCCCTGTTGTATAATTTTGCCCTAAAAACAGGCAAATGATTGCTTCCTTTATGGTTATATTCTTGAATGGTTATATCCAACACGCTCTTTTTAGCAGGAACATATTCAACATATTTTTCAGCTTTGTCTTGCTTTAGCGCACCAACCATTTCCTGCTGGGATTTAGTCTGCTCCTTAACTTGCGTGTTTAGCTGCTGAATCTGAAGCAGCAGAGCGTCTATCTGAGCTTGGAGAGTGGAGGCGGCGTCATCCTGGGAAGCGTTGGTAACTTTGCCTTGTTCCTGAACTTCTTGAGTTTCTTCGTTAGTGTTTTCTGCCTGGATAATCTCGTTGGCCTTGCTTCTCGTCATCGGCCCGAAGTAGCCGTAAGCGGGGGAGATGCTGTTGGCTTGCTGAAATTTGATGACGGCAGAACGGGTAAGGGAATAAAAGAACCCCGTAATGGGGCCGGAGTAGTAGCCCTTATCTGTTAAAAACTCCTGAAGCTCGGTTACTTCCGGTCCGGAAGAACCGTATTTTAAATCGCTCTCGAAAGCGAAGGAAAGCGAGGGGAGGAGCAGGGCTGATAAGATGAGGATTTTGAGGTATTTCATAGTTATAAATTAAACTTATAAAACAAAGCTCCCATTTCTTACAGTGGGAGAAATGGGAGCATTATTCACCAGCCCCACTGTAAAGCTGATGTTATTTAAAACTATATTACCCCTGTTTCAGTTTTTTGGCAAGTTATACACAGCTTGGCTATCGGAAGTTTTGGTATATAATAAAAAGCACCCACGGGTGGTGGGTGCTTGAAATACCTTAATTGGTATTTTTGATTAGAAATCGCTTGTTGAGTTTTCTCACACAGGCGATTTTTTTATGCCCTGAATTGGAATCCGTTGGAAATACTATCCAATTGCCGTTCCAATGCTCGCAGAGCATTTTGCCGTTTTCTACTGGAAAACAGCGAGCAAACTTAGTCATTTGCTTTTTAGTATCTACTGATTGTTAAGTTTTTCTCTTGCTCGCCAAGATGCTTACATACCGATAATCGTATGCAGGGTAATTCTGTGTAATTCAAACAGAAAAACACTTTCCAAGGCAAGAAAAAAACCCACTCTGAATCGTGGGATGTGGTGCATAGGCATCTCTTGCGAGATAGCTAACGCCCCAGATTGGGACATAGGTAGAAAATACCGACATCCCACAATTCAAGGCAGGTTTTGTCTGCCTATGCTTTTATTTTACTTCGGAGTTTCTACTCCCCGAAGGATCTAAATTATCAAATCTTTATTCTTACTCTATCATAGTTCCTTTTAAATTGCAAATATGGGGATATACGAGCGCCTCTTGGCATTGTTAAAAACGATAAATTATAAAGGATATGTGACTCCCATTAAAAATTTCGTCTTAAAAAGTTATCCTGAAGGCCAGGTAACGCAATGGTTTGGTGAGAACCCGAATCTTTATGCC